CCACTGGCTTGCATGATAGCATGAACACAAGATAGAACTATCAGTGTGTTGCCCATTCCCGTGTTGAAGTCCCCCGACGCTCTGCCACCCGATCGGGAAAATCGGATGGGACCCACACGACCCTTGAGCTGCAACTGGCAAGACAGAGCGGAGGCCAAGTCCGGGTCTCCCTCATACGCAGTCAGATAGACTGACTGCTCCAGTTGCAGGTGCCTTTCGAGTAGATGTGCCTCGAAAGCGGCCCCGTCAACCTCGAACACAATACAAGAGGAAAAGTTTGACATTTTCCTCTGTATGAGTTCCGCACGCATGGTCGGGTTCAACCCTTTGGCAGACACACGGGTAGGAGGCACACCCTTTTGAGCAACACCCGTTAGCCGGGGCCACAACCAGTGCTCAAAAGGCTTAAGCCAGGAAGCGAGATGGAGGTTATAGCGGGGCGACCGCGGGAAAATCAACCGCGGTTTCATGAGCTTAACCTCACCATCGAACTTCTCCGCCTTAAGGAAGGCATCAAGTTTCATGTCCCGACGGTTGACCGGACCGTCTTCATGAATAGACCTTAATGCCTCCGAATACCTCCTCCCCAAACTACCAGTATAACTGGTAGCTGTCCTCTCCAAAGTCCACCGCTTTCCACCGACCTGGCGATACAGACGGGCTAACCGCTTGAAGCGCCGAAAAGCGGCATTAAGACATGCCATCTTCTCATCAGTCGGCTTGGGCGTGGTTCCTAGCTGCCTTTTGAGCAGCGAGGCAAGGACATTGTGCCCGCAGACACTGTGCACCGCGGGTACCCAAGTACCCTCGATCGGTGCAGGACACCAGGTGTCCATTCTCCTGGTCCCCTTCCCTAGAGGACCCAACTCGCACTCGTCGAACCTGAGCTCGGCATCTGGGCGGAGGTCGCGCACCAAACTACGCCACCAGTCTCCACAACAGGTGCCATCGACAGCGAGCTGGGTCCCCTAAGCCGGGACCTTTTTCCACCAGCCGGGGGCCATCGGCAACTTAGGTAGCGTGCCACTACCGAAGAAACCCCCGACTATCCTATCCCAACGGGTCCCCATCTCCGATACGACCCTGCCGTCTAACACACCCTCGGCGGCCACCTCAGGGATGGAGGGGAGCGAGGCGAGTGCGACTGACAGAGGTAGCAAAAGAGCTACCTCCATTGGCATGAGTCTCCGGGAGTGGCACCATTCGAGCCCCGCGAGCTTCAAAGACGGGACAAGAGATGCATCACGAGCCCGGAAGACGGATCGGGACGAAAGGTGGAAGACGAGCTCTGGGCAGATATCAAGAGATACCCCGTTCAGCCAGAGGGACAACACGCGAGTATCCGTCGTGTCCTCGCCTTCCTGAGATGGTCGCACTGTGGCGGTCCTGGACCCAAGGACCTTCGCACCGCCCGAAATGAGACGGGACAATGGGCCGGTCAGAGGGGCCGAGCTTGCAGTGAGGTCTGGGGACCACCGACCTGCAAGATAAGCA